CACGATGGACACGTTGTCTTTTGCGCTGCTGATCCTCTTGACCCTGACTACACGGTAGCAATCACAGAGGCCCACCAATTTGTTGACCTTGATGGTCATCTATTCATCATCGAACTTTAAGAAAGGATAAGCTATGAAGGTAAATGTAGATATTCAAGCGTTAGAACGCAAAGTTGCGCTGCATTGGCACGAATATGTTTATGGCGATGGTTACACTGAAGAACTGCAATATCATATGGGCGCGTTGCAAGCATATTCAGATATTTTGTGCGGCTATCTTGGAATAACAGGGGCAGACGACATGCACGAATACAAAAAGAAATGTTATGAAAAATGGAAAGATGCGGGCGATCAGAAAGGACATGAGATCAACCAAGCATGGGCAGCGCATAACGCAGAGGTGAACAAATGACCAACACAATCAGCAAAGCATTAGTAAACGCAGATGCGCTTGACCAAAAGTTGAGCGCAGCGATTACGCAGAACGGCGCAATGCAAACCAATATCAAACGCGTAACCGTGCTTGACCATGCGGGCCGTGAGGTTGCTTGCGCCATTATCGAACGTCAAGCCAATGAGCTTGACACCATACTAAACAAAGCGCTTGCGGATGTTGAGCGTCTTGAATTGCAGCTACGCGATTTGCTGCAGCAACAAAGCGACACAGAGCGCGCAGAACTAATTTTAACAGCGTTTAAATAAGAAAGGACACGCTATGAATTTTCAGATCGACAATCACAAGGACGCGCTCACCCTTGCCCTGCAATTGGCTGTGACCGCGCCCAATGATGCAATGGCACAAGAATGCCTCGACATGGCGAAAGAATTTGCAAGCCAAATGCCGCGCAAGGACGTTGATATTTGCATGATGGCTGCTGATGTAAATCTTGAACTGATGAAAGGGGGCGCGGCCTGAGCCTTCAACTAAATTGAAACAAACATTCGCCACAAAATGCCCCGCTCCTGCTAGTCAGGTTGCGGGGTTTTTATTTTTGTTTTGTTTATTTTCAGCAACTTATAAAAAAGTTGAAAAAAAGTTGGAAACTTTTTGGCCTCTAAACTGTCTACATACTGTTAACAATATGAGGTTTGAAAATGTTTAACATAAATCATACAAACTTGGGCAATGTCTCGCTAACGTCTTGGGATAATGCGAAAGGCGAAACAAAATGGTTACTAGTCGGTAAACATGGCGCAGCATTCTTTCCAACTAATGAGGCACTCATTAACGCAATCTTGAAAGACTAAACTAATTAAACCCCGCCTAGCGCGGGGTTTTTTGTTTGTCCTGCAAAGAGTGCATATAAGCCACCACAGAGGGCGCTAACTGCTCGATCAGGTACATACCCTGCGAAACAGGTATTACCCCTATCAGGCGGCCCTCTGTGTGGACGTGAACGCCATCTGGATGCACGGTCCACACTATAGGTTTTCGATCTGCCATTTTCTTTCCTTAATTTGCGCTATTTCTGCCTCAGTCCAGCGCGGCAAATCTGAGCGCAACCATTTGCGACGATTGGCCAGCCCTTCAAGCTCTTCTAGCGTGTGGATGCTTTGTAGGATTTTATGCAGCGGCCTTGCCTTAGCCTCGCTCTCACCGCGCAGCATCTTGACCACAGGTTCAGCTTGTCCAATGTCTTTGATCTGCATGCTATAATTGTTTTGGGTGATCTTTAGCCCATTTGACCCAAGCGTTTCACCTGCCCTAATTAGCTTTGCATCGCGCAGGAATGCTTGCTTGCCATACCCGCCACAAATCCAAACCTTAGAGCCATTTTTTAGAACACTGGTGAAAAGCAAAAAGTCGCATGCCTGTTTCCTTGTGTATTCTAAAATATTCACGTCAAAATGTGGCTCAGGCGGTACGCTACGCATTTTACTCTTTACGTCCACCTTTAGACCCCACCATGTTTTGAAATCGTGATTGTAGTCTCGCACCATTTCACCGCCCACATATTCGCACGCCACAATCTCAGCAAGCGCGGCATGCGCATCCCTTTTACCTGCAGTAAGCGATCCAAGATGCTTCATATTCTTAGCCTGTTCTTTGGCTGCAGTTCTATGATCTTCAGTTGTCTCAATCTCAATCATAATTCGCCCCACTAATTTAATAATAATGCCTATAGGCATTTTATTATTATTATTAGTTGTTAGTGCGCGGCTAATATTTCGCTAATAAAACTAATATTTACCGCACCTAAGTCATTGTTTTTGCTGCTAATGTCATTATTAGTCAGCATCGAACGGGTCTTTCAGCATGCCATCCTTGTCAGTGAACCAAATTTGACCCTCATTTGCAGCAATATGACCACCTTCAAGCAGGCCATTTACCGCCTGTTTATAGGTTTGGCTTGGATTGGTTGCGCCCACCAATTTGCCCTTAAAGTGATCCTTGATGGTTTCCTCTGGGATGCACCAGAAGCGACCCGCGTCAGGCCATCCCGCCCCCGCAGGGTTCGGCTTGCCGACACGCTCACCGCGCAACTGATAGAATACTTTTTTGAATAACAGTTGCTGCTTGCCAGTGATCTTGGTCTTACGCTTTTGCTCCATCTCTTCGCCTGTGGCTTCGCGGATAGTGCAGGTTGTGATGGGATCGCCGTCATCATCTTCACCCATCGTTTGCGTTTCCAGAATAAAGTTAAATGATTTGCCCACTTCCATGTCACGCTGCTTTGTTGCAACGGCTGTTCTAACGCTCATCTCTTCGTCAAGCGTTAGTTCGATCTCTGTATCTGCTGCCGCCTTTAGGCTTGACGCACCACGCACGCCCTTCGATGCATCTTTGCCAGAGTGCGCCACCATCTGCACATGAATGCCAGTTTCAGCACGCAAAGTGTCGCAATTTGCGACGAATTGCGCCATTTCGCTATTGTCGTTTTCGTTTAGCTGCCCCTGTGTGGCACGGCTAATTGTATCGACCACGATCATGCGCACAGGACCAAACTTCTTTGCCATCTCTTCCAAGATTGCTTTAACCCGCCCCATGTCCTCTTCGCTGTTGAATAGGTTAATAGGTGCGGCACGCATAGCTAGGCGCACGTTTTTATGTTCTGGGTATTTCTTGCGCAGCGCGGCAATACGCGCTTGCCATGAAAGCCCGCCTTCAGTTTGCAGGTAAAGCACAGGCCCACCGCGCACCTTATTGCCCTGCCAAGGTTCATTTGCAGCAACGTGCCACGCCATGTCTTGGCAGAAAAAAGTCTTACCCACGTTTGACGCTCCATATACGATTGACATGCTATCGTCGCTCAGCCATCCCTTGATGATGTAGTTTGCGCTTGTCGAGATTTGCACGTCATCAGGAAAGCACACATCGTCTAGTGCGGATTTAGGCTCTAGCTTTGTCCTTGTGTGCTCTGGGCCGCGCGCTACGAAAATGTCATTCCAATCGAAACCCTCATTGTCAGGCAAGACGTGCGTCACGCCAAACATCTCGAAAGCCTTTTCGCATGCCTTGCGACCTGCTGCGTCATTGTCGCCTGCAATTATTAAATTTGCATTGGGTTTCACTTCTCGCATTACTTCTATGACATTTGTAATGTTATTTGCGTTTAGGCAGTGAATTGCAGGTTTGCCTGTACTTTCATGCACGGCGGCTGCAGTGGCAAAGCCTTCGCAGAGATATGCAAAATCTGTGATTGGCCCGCCGACTACGTGAAAGCACCCATTCGGCTGCAGGCCTTGGTTAAATTTCTTTTTGCCATCTGGTTCGATGATCTGAGTGCCGACACGCTTACCTGCCTTGTTGACGATTGGGATCATCAGGTCAGGCCCGTCTAGCTTTGCGCCATGCTGCTGAATGCGCTTGCGCTTTAGATATTCGTTGTCTGTGTCGATCTCTGGGAATGGCGTCACATCACCCATAACTGTCGCTTTCTTTTCTGGTGTAAATTCTGGGAGTAATTTGCGCGCTCTCAGTTCCTTGGTTATAGCAGAAAAGTCATCACATTGGCGACACTGCACGCGCACCTCGCCTTGGTATTGACTGATCCAAAACCGATCCTTGCCGCCACAATTGGGGCATGCCCCATGCCATTCGCCACGCGCAAGTTGTTGCAATTTTAATGCATCAATAATTCCTTGCGCATATTCATCCCAATACGGTGTAGAATTATTGCCTTGCCCTACTATATGTTGTACCATGTTAATGTTAGCCTCTTTATATCGCGGTTAATTTTTGCCTCGCTCCGCGCTTCTCGTCCTTTCTTTGCGCGGATAGAACTAAACCCCCGCTGAAACGCGGGGGCTTTTTTCTTTAAAATGGGATTTCGTCCTCAAAATCCGCTGATGCGGGCGCTGCCTCTTTAATTGGCGGCAAACCAAATGGATCACTGCTTGTAGCGCCATTTGTTTGCGCACCAGTGAAGCCAGATGTTTCGCTGAATGGATCACCTGAGCTTTGCATTTCTGCCAGTTCAAGCACCTGCACGCCCTTGAGGCGATAGGACACGCCAGAGACTGCGCCTGTGTTATAGGCAAATAGCACGCCCCAGATGTTGCACTTGCTGTTAGTGGTCAGCATGAAATCGTCAGGCAAGTCTTTGCGCTGCGCATCCTTTTGCACAGGTGGGCGTGTTTTGTCTGCCCCATACGCGCCCTTTAGCTTTGCCTTGACTGTGAATACGTCACCGTCAGCACCTTCTTTATATGGAAGGTAAGTTGGCTTTTCAGGCCACTTGCGACCCTTTGGGTCATTGGCTGCAGCTTGCTTGAATAGCTCCATGCAACGCTTGTGCAATTCACGCGCCTCATCTTTGCCAATCATAAATGACAGTTCATATGCTGCACCATCATCCATTGGATCGCATGGCACAGTTTTGTTTTCCATGCTGTCGAAACGATACGTGCGATTAATGCGAGGGTACATAACGGTTACATCGTTAAATACTTCGCCCATGTCGGTGATTTTCATTCTATTTCCTTTCTTTAGAATGGTGTGTTGTCGTAGTCGCCCATCTGATCTTCCAGAAAGGCGGGTAGGTGTAGGGTGTTTATACTGTCCCACCCAGTGTCAAACTGACCTGTTGCCTCTGCATCTGTCAGTTGATCCAATACCCTGAACATGCTTTTCTCAGCATATTTCAGGTATAATTCGGATAGCTCATAAGCTACGCAAATTCCTGTCTCTTTGTCCACTGCTAAAAATATAAAGTGGTCAATGTCTATCCCTGCGGCTGCTGCAGCATGCAGGTAGAACGCTGCTTGCGTGGGATAACCCCAGCGGCGCATCTCTCTGGCAAAACCGTCAGGTGTTACGTCTGTGGTTGTTTTAATGTCCCACATGGTGCGTAGCTTCATGCTCATCATGTCAGGACGTATTTTTAACAACATGTCACTGTGTGGGCATTTCGTGAATATACTTGCCTCAACCAACAGGTCATCCAGTGACAATGCGTTTTTTAGCACAGGGCAAGTTTCGACTGCCTTATCTGAGATGCGCTTTGCCTCATCATATTCGCTTTCAGTCAGGACGGTTTGCCCCTTCTTTTCTGCCGCCTCTTCTAGCTTTGCCCATTCGCTGCGCTTTCTGCGATCAGGCAGGCCGCGCACGAATAGCTCCTTTTCAGGTTCGCTAATCATCGCGTGAATTGCTGACCCCATCAGCATTGCAGGGGTTGGTTTTTTACGTGGCAGCTCTGATTTAATTGCCCAATGCAGCAAAGATGTCTTTTCGATCTCTTTAATGTCGCTTGAGCTAATATGGGGATACACGTCTTTGTTATGGTATTCCTCGTTTGGCAAATCGTATTTAATCTTTTCCATAGCGTGCCACCATTTGCTTGTCTAATTCTTCCATTTCACGATCTGCACGTTCTTCTGACCCAAGACTGACATAAACATGATTGCCACTCTTAAAGCCAATCTTGGCAACGACAAACTTCTCACCAACGCTCATATGCTGATGTATCGGAGACACCCAATACTCCACGTCATATATGTGAAAATTTATCAAGCCTTCATGCTCATGTGTCCAAGTGCCAATGTCAGTCGGCACTACAACTGGCAAATCCCAATATCCCTCATCATATTTCCAATCATTCATTCCAATTTTCCCTCGCTATGTAGATGAACGCATCCCAATCCATACGCACCTTTTCATCGTGATGCGCACCATCGCCCATCAGATACGCTAAACGCATGACCACAGTGATTGGCTGACGGTCATACTTGTAAACTAAAACAGGCTCTTTACCTGCAGCGCCTGCTGCACGCTCAACCTGCACCCACCACTCTGGGCGAAACGTAAAATGCTTGCCGCCGTAGCGCTTGCATTCGATCACGTAAGGCCAAGTGTCATCATCTGTAATGATGTCGCCGTGGTCAGCAGCGCGGTACTGCTCTATGTCGCGCTTTGCATTTAAGCCCAGATCAGCAAAAAGCATGTTCGCTATGCTGCGCTCAAATGTTGCGCCCTTGTTGCGTCCATTAACCATCGACTTTCGGCTGCTCCACTTGAATGCCGTGCTTTGCTAAGAAATCACGCAGAGCATTCTCAGCAATACCACTCTTACTCATGCGCGTGCGCTCTTTACATACGGTCAGCGCTTCCGCGACCTCTGGGCGCAAACGCACCAATACTTGTACCATTTCACTCATATCATTACCTCGCAAAAAAATAGTTGACGCTATCACCAGTATATGCAATTGATATCTGTGTCAACCGCAGTGGTTGATTTAATTTGTGAGGAAAACAAAATGAAAGATCAAAACTTTACAGTCGATATTGTAGACATAACTCCGCAAATCGCGAACAATTTTCTGCAGAAGAATGCCAAAAACAGAAAGATTAGCCCCAGACATGTTGAGGCAATTGCTAAAGATATGGAAAGCGGCAACTGGAAATTTAACGGGGATGCTATTCGCTTCTCGTCAAATGGCAACTTAGTAGATGGTCAGCACAGATTAGAGGGTTGCGTCTTATCGGGCAAATCCTTCAAGTCTATTGTTATAAGAAACATAGATGACAGCGCTATGAGAACCATAGACAGTGGTAAGCGCAGAACCTATGGCGATCACTTGCGGATCAGAGGTTATGAAAACGCTTCAGCAATTGGGACTACGATTAGCTTCCTTATAATGATAGCGGCACAAACCCCAAAGTTGCAGGGTTCTAAGCACATCTTTACAACGGCAGACTATGACGCGGTGTTAGAGAAGCATAAAGACGTAATTGAAAGTGTAGCCTTAGCTAAATCCACCTTTCACAGAAGTGATGCGCTCTTAGCTGCAATACATTATGTCGCTACATACACTGGCTACGGCGACCAAGCAGATAGCTTTCTGCAGAGTTGGCGTGATGGGCAGATTAACTATGATGATGATCCCGTCATCTACATAAGAAATCTGCTTTTGAAGGAACTTACAAAAGTAAACAAAATGAAAGTAGAGCATAAGAACCGCTTGATTATGCTCTCATGGCAGAAGTTCCAAAAGTTCGACATCATCAAAAATGCAAGGCTCTCTTCGGTAAAGTTTTACATGGACGGATGGGATGAGGACGTATGTGGGATTTCGTAAGCCTACGTGACTACATTTTGGCGCTGCACGGTATTGATATCGTGTGGTTGCCAAAACATGCAGAGGAGGAGCCACCATTTTAGAAGGTTATGAGAAGTGTCCAACATGTGACGGTGAGGGTTACATTTACTTTAATGTGCCGCACCGCCACGGACCTAGCCGCGACAGTGGCTACTTAGAAGAACAAAAAGAAATCTGCGCCTTTTGCAGTGGCGATGGCGAGATACCAATAAGAAAGGATGAAGAATGATAGAAAGTGCAAGAGTAGAAGGTAAAGAGAAAGCACTCTGCCATTGCGATACGTGCCTCACGGAAAATATTACCTTACCCGCGCGTCATGGGTCAGGCCGCAAGCCTGCGATTAAGAATATGGACACCATTTACTCTCAGCTTCGTAAGGCTGGGTGGTTGGTGAATGGTAAGGTTATTACTTGTGTGTCATGCACCGAAAAACTCCAAAAGGATACGATTATGCAGAAAGAGCAAGATTTGCGCCAACCTAGCAAAAAGCAAAAGCGCGACATTATCGGCTTGCTTGAAGATGTCTACGACACAGACAATGAACGCTATCGGGGCGTTGAGACTGATAAATCAGTTGCCGACACCCTTGGTGATGGTATTCTTTGGGGGTGGGTATCTCAGGTACGTGAGGAGTTGTTTGGGCCAGATGGCAATGAGCATAACCTTGTTGCCGCAGGGGAAATTCAGCAGTGGATTGATAGCTCACAGCAGGTCATTGATGAGTTTAGTCAACGCGCAAAAGAATATGCGCAAATGCTCAAAGAGCTTGAGGTGATCAAGGCGCAGGGCGAAAAGCTCATTGCAAAGATAAAGGTGTAGCATGGAACAGACAGACTTAAAGGCAGTTATAAATTCAGTCCAAGTCGAGAAAGTCGATGGGCTTTATCAGATTTCTGTAGACATGCCAAACAAGGTTATAATTGGGCCAGATAACTGCGATGACGCAATGCTCCTGTCAGAATATCTGGCGGGGGCTGCGCAAGAATGCGATCAAAGAAACTTGTTTGATAAAATTACCGATACAATAATGAAAGGCAAAGGCAGTGACACCTAATCAGGAACTGCAGTATCTCAAGCGCGTTGTGCGCTTGTGCGCTGCACATAAGGCAAATCCAAATCAGCAGAAAAATGAAGTCGATGAGATACGTGCGCTTGTGCAGCACATCATTGATCAAAAAGAAAAACCAGTAGAAATAGAGGGAACACCAGTATGACAATAGCAACAGCATGGGCTGCACTAGCCAAGCAGGAAAATGCTGCGTACCGCAAAAAATGGGGTACAGGACTGCAACAGCAAAAGAGGGATGATCCAAAGCCAAAGCGGGAAGGTACGCGGAAAGGCACATATAACCCAGAACGCTTGGCGTTGATTGGTGAGATGGTTAGTGAAGGCTTCCGCACAGTGGATATAGCTAATGAGCTAGGTATATCTGAAAGCAGTGTGCGCTACTGGAAAGCCAAGTATTTTATGAAGTGAAGTCGTGTGGGGCGCGCTATGAAGAATGTCGGGATATAGCTGCTGGCTGGACGCCGCGCCCCACCGCGACAATTTAGCAAAACAGGGAGTGAGGACAAGATGAAATATGTGGTCAGATACTTTAATCAGTATGATGAATTTGAGTATGTAAAGTTTGCATCACTGAAGCAGGCTAGGAGTTGGACAAAAGGCATGATCCAAAGCGGCGGCGGCGCATCAAACTTTGACATTTTTAACAGGCATGGTGATCCAATCGCTTTGCCAAATTATAGGTTGCCATAGCATGGAGTTTTTCACAGCGTTTTACATAGAATACGCAGTGCGCGGCATGGATATACAGTCGTATATACTGCTGCCCTCATATGAGGCATGCCAGATTATGATCCGCGATAACGAGGACATGGAGAAGTACATGCACGCAGACGGTGACGTTAATATGTGGTGCATTAAGACTGACAAATTGTCGCAGTCTATGCGGCCTGTTCTAAGACCTGAATAAATATGTTATATTTCAGGCGTGTAGCCAGCATAAGAAGATTGACCTTTGCCTTACAAAGACAAGGGGAAGCGCAGGGAGCATAGTAAAAGTTACGGCGCTGAGTGGTATCAGCGCAACAGAGAACGCACGCTTGAACGAACGCGACAGCGAAAGAAAGAGCAAAGACAGAAGTTTCGAGACTACAAGGCAGGTTTATCCTGCTTTTTTTGTGGCTTTTCTCACCCCGCTGCAATAGATTTCCATCACCCTGACCAGAACGGCGACCCAAAGGTAAGTCAATTATTGCAGCAAGGACAGTTTAAGAAGATGTGGGCAGAAGTTGAGAAATGTATCCCGCTGTGCTGTAATTGCCACAGGATTTATCATTGGATGGAAAAAGAGGGAGAAAAGGATGAATGACCTACCAGATTACTTTGCCATCGCAGCAAAGATTATAGAGCGTGCAGAGCGCGGTTTACCGCAGGACCGATGGATGCGTGGCGATCACGAAATGGAAGCCCTTGTTCGTGCTTATATCGCCTTGCTGCGCACATGTGAGACAATGCACCACGACATGATCCAGCGCGGAACTGACGCAATGGACATTAGCTAATCCCTGCAAAACCTTGTAGACTGGCCTTAGCCAACACAAGGAGTGCAGCATGCAAACTTTCGTGAAAATCGACATGGATGACGATATTGAAAGCACAAGCGAGGAAGTGGATGCGCTTCTGGACTACATGGATGAGCGTGTAGAGCTTGGATCACAGCCAGAGGAAGTCATGGCTGCAATCATTGTTGTGCTTGCGCTTATGTCAGGTGAGAGCGAAGGTGCAGAGATGCTGCACTAGCTTAACCAACGGTAGATGTCCTTGGTTTTCTTCATGCGATCATCAAGCCCATGATAGCCACCGTTCACACGCTTGGTAATACTCTTGATAATACTATCAGTGACACCCTGATCTGCCAGCCTGAACAGCCCGTTTTTCTCAAAGAAGAATATTGCGCTATCCATAGCTAGTTCGTCAGCAATCGGTGAAGGATCGTCAACTAAACCATCGCGGCCTATATGCTCTGCAAAGGCCCGTACATTGTCTTTACCTGTAAGCTGAATGAAGCCCTTACCTGCGTACTTCCAGCCATCCCCAGAGCTTTCTGGGCCATTCCCCATGCGCCCTGAGTAGACTTTGTTTGCAAGTTTCTCTGGGTTCATTGCGTATGGTGCAGCTTCTGCCTCTGAGGCAAATCGTGAGGGCCACACGCGGCACATGGTTTTCGCGCGGTAATTCAGGTTTTCTTCAGACACCAGAAAGTTCATGCTTTCATGCGCAGCTTGACCTAGTAGGTGTGCGCCACGTACTGCATTCAGTTTGTAATAGTTTGCGATAGCGCAGGCTGTGTTTGGCCCAAACGCGCCATCAGGAGTTACGCCGCATTTCTTTTGCAGCATCTTTAACGCATCACCTTTAGCCATTATTTTTTACCCCCAAAGAATTTAGTTGCTGAGCGTACACCAAACGAGGCAGCCACAATCACACCCAACGTGTACTGATACCATTCGGGCATGCTTTCTAGCGCGGCAAAGCCATCTGCAACTGTCTTGCGACCCCATTCGCCTGTAAAGCATAGGACTAATGGTACGCTAAACAGTATTGTTAACCACTCGTCTTTCCATGACGATTGGCTGCCCTGCGCCATAATCTTTTCCCACTCAGCCTCAGACGTAGCTGCGGATTTCATAATAGTAGCCTTGGCCTCTGCTTCTACTAGCTTTAGATTAGCTGCTGCGCTTGCTGCATCCGCCTTGCCCTTGAGCCAGCCACCAGCAAGCTCTGTGAGCGGTCCTATGAGAGCCTGTATCATTTTGCGGCCTCCTTGTTCATCCAGATGCCAAAGCAGCCTGTGAGAGCGCCCATGCAGACGCTAACCAAACCAGCCTGTCCATTCGTAGGGTCAGGCAAAGACATGTACCAGTGGACGCTTTGGTAGGTTAAGATTGTCACGACTAACATCATCAGCCGTGGAAATATTTTGTAGTCATCAATTACTGTTGCTGGCATATTTGTCTGCAATCCTCTTGTTGCTGGTGATTATGACGACCTTTCCATTTTTGTCATGCACCACATACTTGTTTACCACTTCCCCATGTATACACCTAAATAGTAAATTGCCAAAACTACGCCACCAAAGGCGACTAGCCCAGCGACAGCATAACCGATAATTTCCATCTTTTTTTGGTGAGCCTCATGCGCAGCCCTCTTTGCGGCTTGGCGCTGCTTGCGCGCCTCTAGCTGCCACTGCTGCCAGCGGTTCCATGTATCAGGCTCACAATATAGCCTCACATAGCTTTCTAGCTCAGCGCGCTTCCTGCGTATTTCTTCTAATGCTTGAAACTCTTCCCAATCGCCCTCTGCACCACCAGCGATTGCGGTAAGTGGACTGTTCTTTTTACGCTGAACAGCCTCTTTTACATCTTCTTCTGCAGAAAGAAACTTACCGACTGCTCCAATAAGTCCCGCAGTCTCTTTACCATTCCCAAGAGCAGTCTTGATAACCGAATAAGCGGCATTCGCAGCGGCAATGCTCTCAAGTATAGCCATGTCATTTTCTCAATGCTTGCTCTATATTGTCGAGCTTTGTGAAGATCGCGGCGATGGTGGTTTTCATCTCTTTCATCTCACGATCATGTGAGGTTTTCGTGGCTTCTTGAAGTGACTTGAGAACTGCTATGTCAGTGTGATGCTGCGCTTGCTTGTTGAACATGTAAATCACAACGCCAGCAATCGGTAAAACGATCCACTGCATAATCGCATCAATCATCTCAAAGTTCACTTCCATCTTACCACTTACCTTCCCACACACGCAGGCCAGAAAATTCGTTACTCATTAACTTCCTTTTTAGCACATCTTTTACTGCTTGTGTATCTGTCCATGCTACTCCAGCCTCTTTTAGCCAGTTATTAAGCATAGCCATGTCTACGTTGCCGACATGCTTGTAGTCTGACGCGAATGCGTTAGGGGATAGCTCACGCGCTTGCTGCGCGTCTTTCAGCGCTACAGATGCGTCATGCGTCTTTTTGATGATGAGCTTATCATCTTCAAGCTTAATGGTTTCTTTGATTTTAGTTGAGGTGTTTGCCATCTTCCCAAGCCTCATTTACGTCTGGTGTGGATGGATCATCAGCTTTTAGCGTACCGTCAGCCTTACGCGCACGCTTGCGCTTCGCTGGTGCTTTCTTCGCTGCAGGCTTCTTAGGTACAGCTTTTTGTACCTTTTTGGGCTCCTCAAGTGGAAGCTCAGGTAGAGCCTCTAACGCCAAGGGCTTGGTCAGCAAAATCTTATTAACTTCGTCTTGTTGTAAATCAATAATATCGCCGTTGCGCACCAATCCTAGACTTGTGGACATGCTGCGATATTTAACTAAAACTCTCATACCTGCCTCCTGATAAAGAGAGAGGGCGTTGCCGCCCCCTCAATAACGCTATGAAGTTATGATGTTGAGTTGTCAGCAATGATGCCTGATGCGGCTTCATTCTTACATACAAGTGTAAGTTCTGTAACAACTTGGCGAGTTGTGTTGTCGCCAGTTTTTGCCAACGCAACGTTTTTGGTTGGACGCAATGTTGCGACTTCCCACATATCATCTTGCATGATGAATACGTCACGACCACGGTTTTCGCGTGATGGCATGAACTCAACTGTACCCCAAGGTGTGACATACACTGCGAGTGATTTCACAACGCGCTCGTCACCAGCTTGCACAGATGAACGCTGGTTGTTGTTGCCTGTGAAGCCTAGAGCGATATTCATTTGATACGCTGATAGGTATACAGTGTCAGGCTTACCACCATTCTCCCAGATTGACTGCATAACGCCATCAAACTTTGTTTGTGAGAATGCTGTTGGTGTGCCATCGTCTGTACGAGCGTCAGAACCGTCACCAGTTGGGTTTGCACCTGAGTTGCCAGATTGGAAGTCAACGTTTGATGTCATCCACGCAGGCGCACCAGCAAGCTCACGCGCAGAACCTGCAGTGTTTACACGCGCATTGTTGTCGAAAAGTGCTTTTTCGATGTCCAATTTTTGCTCTTTGGCAATTTTTAGCGTTTGGTACGCGATTTCACGCGCACGGCCTGCTTTGTCCAAACCTTCGTCAGTATCAGGTACGACTACTGCGTTCTTGAAGATTTGCGTTGCGTTCTGCAGACGTGTTGTCGCTGTGCGAGCTTCTGCAGTTGTTTCATCACCTTCAATGTGAGCATTGGTTGTAGACGCGCGTAGGCTGTCTGTTTGCCATTCATGCAAAGTATTGCGAGCGCGAGACTTGCCAGACTTTGTATAGAATGGTGTTTCTTCTGGTGAGATGTTGGTGATTACATCACTCAAATCCTCACGAATACCGACTGCATCATAGCTGTCGAATGTGTTGGTTGGCTGTGCCATAGTTCACTTTCCTTTACTAAAGTTTTGGGTCTAGGAGTAGGTCAGTGAAATCACGGATATTCCCTGACTTAACTGCTCTAGCTTCCTGCTTTCTGCGAGTTGCAGCGCCACTATCCTGAACTTTCTTTGCACCAGCTTTGACCATAGGCTTAGCTTTCTTAGCTTTCTGGTCTACGTTTTTTCGATTGGCCTGCAGTCTGCGATAGCGTATCGCGTCATACAGGATTTCAATCTCTACAGCATCAGTAAGTTGCATTAGAGCTTCTTGCGGAACCCCGTAATACTCCTGACCGCCTTTCAGCATATCCTGAGCCGCTTTCTCATATTTCTGAGGGTCAGCGAAATCAGGTACACGTTGCTGCAAGATTTGCATTTGCTCCTGACGATGCAACTGTTTTTGTTGCTCCGACTGTTGCGCACGCTGTGCTTGCAGTTGCTGCACTTGTTGCATCTTGACGTTATACTCACCCATTGCCGTTTCGTAGGCTTCCTTCTCTTGCATGTACCCAATTGGGTCACTCTCAAGAAGTTCCTTTGAAGGTGGCTTAGGTGGAGCAAGTTCGCCATTCTGCGCTTGCTGGGTTAAAGTGTTCAGCACGTCTAACTGCTGAGCTAGTTGCGCTTTTGCTGCTTCAATCTGCTTAGATTGCTCAGCGTTTTCACGCATTTTTTGCTGAATATAGCCCTGACCCGCAGCAGACTGCTTTAGTTGGGAAAGGGTCCAGCGCTCTGGCTTACCATCAATAGTGATGTCATACAGAGTTTCAC